GACTCTGCTCTAAAAACAGTTTGTAGCCCTACGCCAGCCCTGCTGGCGAGCTCCATTTGACTCCAGCGTTTTTCATCTCGCAGTCGTCTGATATTAATTGAAAAAAATTCAGTCTTTCTCACTGGTTACCATTTTATTCCCATCAGAGGTAAAAATCTGCATCACGGAAGGTAATATTGTTTGCAATCCATAACCACTAGTGGTAATATTGTTCCACATTATGAAAATTGCGACGGACATCATTAGACAGAGGATGAAGGAATTGGGTTACACCCACCAGGGTGTTGCTCAGAGGGCAGAGATTAGCATTCACACGCTAAAAAAGATGCTTTCTGGTGATTATGGAGTTCCGGGCCAATACACCAGAAAAAGGCTTGCCAAAGTTCTCGAGGCTGATGAGTCCGTTATTTTTTTAACATCAGACATCGGTAAATAAAAATTTACCACAACGATTGAGAAAGATCCACGCGCTGTTTATCGGCGTGAATGGATTACTACGTTGTAAAGGAGTTCGACATGGAGAGGCTAAAAGTTCGGATTTACTTCTTGCATTTTTTGCTCAAGATGATTGATCCGGGTTTCAAAGTCTCTCACGATATAGTCGTAGTCTCCAAATTCATGAGAGAGAAGTTTCTCAATTTTCTTAAGCTCTTTTGCGACAATTTCCAATGCGACAGAAAAATCAGCCTCAATTTTTTTGATCTTAACAGGCTTGGGATTTTTCTCAGACAAAAGATGAGACACCGTGACGCCAAGTGCATCAGCATAAGCCTCGACAGTGGTAAGGCTGGGCTCATATTTCAGAGACAACGTTTGGCTTACTTGCTGTGGAGTAGAGTTGAGAGCTCTCGCAAGATCCGCCTGGGACAGTCCGTTATCTGCAAGAATCTTCTTAACATTTTTGGCAAATACTTCATAAACGGTCATAAGTATTCTCACTTATAAAAGAGGTTATTGACATGAAATCTAAACTGAAGCACAAGGTCGCAAAGAAGAGAATCGTCGAGTCTGGAAGATCGTTGAGGTGGTTGGCCATGAAAATTGGAATTAGGCCTAATACTTTGTCGATCTACCTGATGGGGCAAAGCCAACCTTCCTTTCGAGTTGTTTCGGAGCTCGCTAAGTACACGGACTGTGAGGTTTCGGAGTTATGGATCGGCGATATAAATGAAAACATTAACAGGACCAAGAGGCAGAAATAATGAGCGATCTTCAGATTTTTAACTTTGAGAGCAAGACAATTCGTACCCATTTGGATTCTGAAAACAATCCTTGGTGGGCTGCTAAAGATGTTTGTTCTGTGCTTGGTATTTCAAAATATCGCGATGCTGTTTCTCGATTAGATGATGATGAGGCCCGTCCAGTTTGTGTGGACGCGTCACAAAGTAGCTTGGTTTTTATTTCTGAAAGTGGACTATACACCCTAATACTTCGTTCCAACAAAGACAGTGCAAAGAAATTTAGAAAGTGGATTACATCTGAAGTCCTACCTTCGCTCAGAAAAACTGGGTCATACTCAGTTAGCCAAACCGAATGGCGTCTAGCTCGCACTGAAGGAAAGATCGTCCGCAAGATTACAACGGATATCATTAAAAGCTTTGTAGAGTATGCGAAATCACAAGGATCTCAATCCGCAGAGATGTATTATGCGAATTTCTCAAAAATGGTAAATGCATCACTTCTTGAGATTGAGGGTAAAAAGCCTACGAATCTTCGAGACAAGCTAAATGTCATACAGCTTCATCAGCTCTCAATAGCAGAGACAATAATTACTCGATCACTGGTCGAATGCATTTCAAGGCAGATGTTTTACAAAGAAATATATCAAATAGCTAAGTCAAAAATTGAACAATATTCGCAAACTGTTGGTAAATCAAAAATTGGTCAATCAGAGCGTCAGCTTTGCGGATTGTTGGCATAAGGGGAACGCTATATGACAACCAAAGAGTTCACATTCGAATCAGAAGTAGGTGGCTTTGATTATTGCCTGCTGATTCATGCTGAAGCCGATGTCACTTACAGAGACAGTGAGTACGACATCGAAGATGTAAGGATCATTAGATGTGAGGACATCAATGACAACAATATCTCATTGTCTCCTGAGGATCGAACAAAAGCCGCAAGCGAAGCTCTTGATTGCGCCTATAAATGGCTTCCTGTTTGGGAGCAAGAAATTGAAGGATATTGGGATGAACTAGCACTTGAAGCTCGTTTTGAAGAAATGATGGAACAAACAAAAAAGGAAGTGACAATATGAGCCTATTTAAACCTGCCGTTAACGGTACGGCATACCTAAAGCTCGGAATGCTTGGGTTTGAGGGGTCAGGTAAGACATTTACTGCAATCGATTTCGGCATTGGAATGTGTAAGCTTCAAAAGAAGAAGAAAATTGCATTCTACGACACAGAGAAGGGCTCTGATTTTCACATCGATAGGGTGAAAAAAGAGGGTCTTGAGTTGGTAGTTTTGAAGTCCAGATCATTTAAAGATCTTTGCGATGCGATTCGAGAGGTCGAGCAGGACAAAGAAGTTGGATTCTTAATCATAGATTCTATCACTCACGTTTGGCGTGACCTTGTTGAAACTTGGCTTAAGAAAAAGGGGCGAAGCTTCCTTACCATGAAAGATTGGGGAGTATTGAAAACCGAATGGGGTCAATACACTGATCTTTACGTTAATTCTAAGCTATCAATTGCGATGCTTGGCCGTGCGGGCCACGAGTATGAAACAGATGAGGATGAGGACGGAAACTCGGAAATAAAAAAATCTGGAACAAAGATGAAAGTTGAAACTGAGACAGGTTTTGAGCCGGATCTTTTACTTGAGATGTTTAAGTCTCCAAAAGTTACCATTACGCAAGTAAAGGGAAAAAAGAAAATAAAAAAGGAGCGTGGATTCATTAATAAGTGTGTTGTCTTAAAAGACAGAACGAACACAATGAATGGATTTGAAATCGAGATGCCAAAATTCAAGGATTTTTCCCCAATAATAAAGTCACTTAATATTGGTGGAGATCACCAGGGAGTTGATCTAACAAGGACTTCTGATGGAATTTTTACCGATGATGAGCGTTCATACTACGCGGCAAAGCGAAGAAAAGACATAGCTATTGAACAGATTCAAGAAACCCTAGTTCTTGCTGATATGAGCGGGACTTCCAAGGAAGCGGTCAAAAAGCGAACTGAGACTTTAATCAAGTATTTTGGTACGTCAACTCAAGGTGGAATCAACGCTATCGATGCAAAAACTCTGGAGAGTTCTCTTTTAAAAATGAAGGGGGACCTTTTGCAAAATGATCCGATTCCAAATGGATTAGATCACAGTGCAAAGACAGTGGAAGATGAAAAATTGTTTTAGATATCTTAATAGGGGGGTGGACATTGGGAAATTCACCAATTCCGAAGTGTATCAAGTGTGAAGCAGAAACAATGCACAAGAGCGGAGTGTGTAAGTCTTGTCGTGTGTACACATGCAAATGTGGAGAAAAAGGAATAGCGAGAAGTCTCGGCCAGGTAAGGTGCCCTAAATGTAAGGCCGCTTCTAAGGCGAAACATCATTTTGAACTATGTGGGTGATACATGAAAACGGTAGTCGTAACTTCGCAAAAAGAACTAAACGAGCTTCCAGAAAAATTTGATCAATTTACTGTTGTTGAAATTAGGTCGAATGAAAAAATTGTTGTAAGCGTGGCCAGGGGTAACTCACGTGTTGTGGCCAGGGATAACTCACATGTTGTGGCCTGGGATAACTCACATGTTGTGGCCTGGGATAACTCACATGTTGTGGCCAGGGGTAACTCACATGTTGTGGCCAGGGGTAACTCACATGTTGTGGCCAGGGGTAACTCACATGTTGTGGCCAGGGGTAACTCACATGTTGAGGCCTGGGATAACTCACATGTTGTGGCCAGGGGTAACTCACGTGTTGTGGCCTGGGATAACTCACATGTTGAGGCCTGGGATAACTCACGTGTTGTGGCCAGGGATAACTCACATGTTGAGGCCTGGGATAACTCACATGTTGAGGCCTGGGATAACTCACATGTTGTGGCCAGGGGTAACTCACGTGTTGTGGCCAGGGATAACTCACATGTTGTGGCCTGGGATAACTCACATGTTGTGGCCAGGGGTAACTCACATGTTGTGGCCAGGGGTAACTCACATGTTGTGGCCTGGGATAACTCACATGTTGAGGCCTGGGGTAACTGCGAAATAACGGCCTACTTTTTTTCAGTTATATTCATGATGTCTGTGCATGCAAAGATCAAAAAACTATTTGATAAATCAACTGCTAAATTATGCGTTGATTTCGATGCCCGTATGATTGAGGAAAAACATGACACTGCTCAAATCATTGAAAAACAAGAAGAGCTTTCTTTTGAGACTTACTTAGATCGCGGATATGTAAAGGCAGACGGAATTTTACGTAGGTTAATTTCGAGAAAGAAAATTGGAGATGTTGAGGTGTTCGAAGTTGAGGATAGCCTTGGTGAAAAGAGTTTTGTCGTCAAAAAAGGTGGAATCTTCAGTCATGGTGAAACAATCGAAAAAGCTAAAGATGATTTAAAATATAAGATATCAGACCGCGACACATCCGAGTTTGAAAACTGGAGCCCTGATGAGGGAAGACCAACTGAAGAAATGATCAAGGCTTATAGGGTAATCACTGGAGCTTGCGAGTTCGGAACCAAGGATTTCTGTGAGAAAATGCAATTAAAAGAAAAATACACACCGAAAGAGGTCGTTGAGATCACTTATGGAAAATATGGAAACGATAAGTTTGCCAAATTTTTTAACGTGAGTTTGATGGAAATTGGAAAGGTGGCAATCAGTGAGCCAAGAGCCAACATTTAGAGAAGGATATGAGGCAGGAGTTAGGGCCGAGCGTGAGAGGATGATGGTGGAAATAAAAGATCTCATTGAAAGTGTTAGATGGATTCAGAAGAAATCTGCACATATGAAATCAGATCATGCTGGAGAGATAAATCAAGAAGCGACAAAGGCAATATTCAAATTCGAGGAGAGTGTGAAATGAAATACGTTGAATTCTTAAAAAAAAAACATATCAAAATGGAGCCATCTGGATTTGATGTTCACATAGATGAGATAAATGACAAACTATTTCCTTTTCAGAAAGCAGTTGTTAAGTGGGCGTTAAAGCGAGGAAAGTCAGCCATCTTTGCTGGGACTGGTTTGGGTAAGACATATATGCAGCTTGAGTGGGCGTGGCAGGTTTTTCAAAGAAGCGGAAATAGGGTGTTAATTCTTGCTCCGCTTTGCGTAGCTAGGCAGACAGTAAAGGAGGCAGATGATCTAGGATATACCATCAGGTATGAAAGATCCTTCAGGAAAGATTCCAAAGGAAATCCAACTGACAACGGCAATACCGGAATAATTATAACTAACTATGAGATGCTGCATGAGTTTGAAGACGCAATATATTCAGGGTATTTTGATGGTATTGTTCTGGACGAATCTTCGATTTTGAAGCATCAGAACTCAAAAACAAGAAATTATATTATAAAATTGGCAAAAAATATCCGTTACAAGCTAAGTGCAACTGCAACACCAAGCCCTAACGATTATATGGAGCTCGGAAATCAAGCTGAATTTCTAGGGATAATGTCTATGAATGAGATGCTTGCAACTTTCTTTATTCACGACTCTGGGGAGACCTCAAAGTGGAGACTAAAGGGCCATGGTGCGCGTATATTTTGGAAATGGCTGTCGAGTTGGTCTGCCGTATTCAACAAGCCAAGTGATATCGGATTCAGTGATGATGGGTATGTTTTGCCGGGATTAGAAATTGAGGAAATTGTTGTGAAATCTGAGCATAAAATTGAAGACGTATCATCTCTATCAGGAAGGAATGAGGCAAGAAGAATCACGATAGATGAGAGGGTGGCTGCTGCCATTGAAATAACTAATAAAAGCAATTTGCAATGGATTGTCTGGTGCAATCTAAACGAAGAATCAAGGAAACTTTCTGAAGGAATGGATGATGCCGTAGAGGTTCGTGGGTCTGATAAATCTTCTACAAAGGAGGATTTGCTTGCAAAATTTACTACCGGAGAAGTAAGAAATTTAGTTACTAAGCCAAGCATAGCTGGATTCGGTCTGAACTGGCAGCATTGTAGCAATATGGTCTTTGTAGGGCTTAATGATTCATATGAGCAGTTGTATCAGGCCATTCGGCGATGCTACAGGTTCGGTCAAAAAGATATCGTTAAGGTTTATCTAATAACTTCAGAGCTAGAAGGCGCTGTTAGAGATAATATTATTGAAAAAGAAAAAAAGTCCATTGAAATGCAAAATTCGATGATGGAGCACATGAGGGACTTCATAAAAAATGATGTCATGGCTCTAGAATCAGAGAAAACAGAATACGATCCTAAATTGAATATGGATCTACCTTCTTTTATTGGGGCTATTGTATGAAAGTTATAAATCAAAAAATATCTGATAGGTATGCTCTGTACCATGCTGATTGTATTGATATTGCGTATGCGCTTCCAAACGAAAGCGTTCATTATTCAATATTTTCTCCGCCTTTTTCTTCACTATTTACTTATTCTAACTCAGATAGAGATATGGGAAATTCAAAAACATATGAGCAATTCTGGGGGCATTTTAAATTTTTAATCGATGAGTTATATCGAGTTGTCTGCTCTGGTAGAAATGTATCAGTTCACTGCATGAATCTTCCACTTTCAAAACAAAGTGATGGGGTTATTGGAATCAGAGACTTTCGCGGTGATATAATTAGGGCTTTTCAGGATAGCGGATTTATTTATCATTCCGAAGTTACTGTTTGGAAAGACCCTGTTGTGGCAATGCAAAGAACAAAGGCATTAGGTCTGCTATGGAAAACAATTAAAAAAGACTCATCAATGTCTAGGCAGGGTATCCCTGACTATGTTGTTACATTCAGAAAGCCAGGAACAAACTTGAAGCCAATTTCCCATACAGCTGAAGAGTTTCCTGTAGATGAGTGGCAGCATCTGGCAAGTCCTTGCTGGATGGATATTAAGCAGTCTAACACGTTAAATAGAAAACTAGCTAGAGAGAAAGAGGATGAGAGACACATTGCCCCTCTTCAGTTAGATTTAATAGATCGATGTTTAAGATTATGGAGCGCACCTGATGATGTCGTGTTTTCGCCATTTTCAGGAATCGGATCGGAAGGATTTTGTTCTATTCTTAGGGGAAGATATTTCATTGGTTCAGAGTTAAAACGAAGCTACTATGACTTGGCTATTAAAAATCTAGATGACGCTGAGCTTGGAAAGTATGCAGTCGAAGACGTCTTTAAAAAAAAATATATGATGAAGAAAACGCCGCTCTGTGATTTTGACAAGATAAATCAAATTGAAATGTTTTAAGGAATATCAGTTTAGGGAGTCATAAATGAGCACTGAGATAATTGGTTCGAAGAAATCTTGGAGGATATGTGCAATATAAAAAAAGAGTTTACCACAATGAACTTTTAAAAATGGGTCTTGTTCCGTGGACCTCAACGAAAACAACCATGAGGAGAGTAAAAAATGATGGATTTCCTGGTACTTGGGATGGTGGAAGATGGTGCTTTAATATAGACGAAGTTCAGGCGTGGTTTAAAAAACGAGAAACGAAGAAGACGGCATAAAAATGAAATCAAATGGGCAAAAATTTATCAAAATAGTTGGTAGGGACCACTATTTCTATGATTCAAAAACTACCATAATTTATTGGATCAAAAAATCATTTGGATCAGTACAGAAAGTTAGTTCTGGAATAAAATATAATGGGCCAGGGTCGATCTTGAAGGCATCTAGGGTTTTTCCGGAAAAAATTTTGGATTACAATGAGAAGAAAAAGAAAAAGCAGAAAGTTGAACTTCAGAAACTACTTGGAGAACATTTTGACGACTTTCTTGTTAGGTCTGAAAAAGATGGAAATAAGGAGTCAACTCTTGAAACAAAGAAAAATTCCGTAAAGCACCTGCGTGATTTTTTTGGCAACTATTTGCCGAATGAAATAATTCCGACACATGAGCAGGAACATGATCCAAATTTCAAAAGCATGTGGCTTCAGTTTGTCGATCACATGCAAAAGAAACACCCAAATTATAATATGTCTAATCTAACAAAGCATTTTAGAGCGGTTGTTAGATTTCTTCACAATGATGGCGTAATCAAGAAAAAACCAAAGGTTTTTAATCCACTTAGACAAGTTGAAAACATAAGAAGGAAAAAAAAGAGGCACAGGATTTATTCCCATGAGGAAATTTCTTTGATGGATACGGTTTGCAATGAAGATCAAAGAATGGCTCTGTGGCTTGGATATGACATGGCATTTAGATTAAGTGATTGTGTCCGCTTGACATGGGATAGAGTCGATTTGAACAAATCAAACCCAATTATTGTCTTTCATGGTGATGAAAATAAGACTGGTTTTGCTGGCCGTGTTCCAATTTCTAACACTTGTGCAGAGTTACTTCTAGAAAAGAGAAAGTCAAAAATATCCAATTTCGTCTTTCACTTGAAATCAGATCCTGAACAGCAAATGCTAGAACAGGCGTTGAAGTTTGAAGAAGTTGTTAGGCGGTCTGGAGTTAACTATGGAAGTCATCAGCTATTAAGACACTCAAGGCTCACGGAAGATTTTTCTAATCCTAATTTGGACAATGCGTTGGTTATGAAAATACGAAGAATCTCCCTGCAGGTCGCGTTAGAGCACTATATTCATCCAACAGATACAGATTTGGAAAAGTTCAGAAACACGAGCAAGATTAGGAGGGGGTTAAAATGATCTTTGGTTGTGGGTTTCGAGTCGAAACCGAAAATGCAAAAAAGCACAATGATTTCAATCTAAATGGTGACCTCACGTGGATCACAAGGCCACCTTTGCTTAAAATCTACTCAGGTCCAGATTATTCGTTAACACGCTGTTTTTCCGTCTATTTGCTCATTCTGTCCATGCTTGTCTGTGTGGACAACTTTGAACAAGGGCGCCGCGTAAAAGACAACGCTGGGTTTCGTTTTGGTTTCGAGTTCAAAAATGGATCTTAAAACAAAATCCCATTTCAAATTCTAACGAATCAACTTTCAAAATCAATCTTTCTATTTAACCAAGGGGGCCATGGGTGGCGCGCATAAATATTGAAGAAGACGCTCATAAACGAGTTACAAAGCTTGCTGAATTTGTTGGCTGTTCAAGAAGAGAGGCATTAGGAACTTTGGCTTTTTTATGGGGCGAGTCTCAAGAATTATTAAAAATTGAGGGTACCAAAGAAGAGATCATTGATTGGTCCGGACTATTTGGATTGAGTGAAGAAATTATCGATAAATGGATAGCAAGTTTGATACGCGCTAGATTCATTTCTAAAACACAAAATAAATTTAAAATTCACGGAAACGAAAATCAGATTGAAAGTCGAGTTTCTCAGATAAAAAGAGCTCATAAGGGCGCAATTTCCACCAAGAAAAAGTGGGCTGAAATCAAGAAGTTAAATAGAACTGAAGGCTTGAAGCCTGCCACAAGCCTGGCAGAAGCAGACCATAAGCAGGCGTCAA